CTTCATTTAATTTACAGCTAACCCTTCATTTTCATTTTCATTTCACCTAAACCCTACAATTATAAATAAACTAACCCCGTCATTATAGAAGTAATATAATGACGGGGTATGGGATTACTTTTTAGGTACACTTTTTTGTTGATCAATTTTTGTATCAACTTTAACATCACCCTTAATTGTTTTTAAAACAATCCCACAACCTGTACACACAAATTCATGGTAGTCCTTCTTTTTTGGGTGTCTTCTTTTTTTAAATTCTTCATGTCTACATGCATCTTTAAATTTTCTTGTACTTGGTTTAGTTATACCTTTAATTTTCATTTTCAATTCTCCTTTATTTTTTGTTAAACATGTCAGTACTTTTATCCCTTAAACTGCTAAAATATGTTTTTATATTTTCTGGTAGTGGGATCATTATTGTGGCATTTTCAATTATTGATATAAGTTCATTTGTTGCAAAGTACATTATAAAGATTTCCCGTAACGGGACATTGCCACCCAATATTGGCTCAAACTGGACAACGGCTATAAGTAATAAAATCATCATTATTTTTTTAATAAACCCTTGATAGCCTTTTTCAAAGCTTAACTTCTTTTCATAAATTGCTTTTAAAAGACCTGTTAAAATATCAACTACAATCATACATAAAAGCACTTTTAACAAAACGTCATAACCCCCTAGTGCATTACCAATAATTCCACCAATTGAGCTTACAATTATCATAAATACGTTATATTTCTTCATTTTCATATTTCCTCTTTTTCATTTATTTCACAGGGCTTTTACACCCTGTGATTATTTTCTATGTCACCAAATCAACGATTGATTTAAAACCTGTTACCCTGTCACCAAATGATGGTGAGTTAAAAAGTAAAGTCCCTGCTATAGTACACTTAACTTCATCAATCATAGAAACTTCAGACATTTTTTTGAAAATTTGTTCAGGTACTCCACCACCCCATTTACCATAAAATTTAACACCTACAGTTGATAAAACCCAAACAGCTAAAGGTTTTATAAAATCTTTAACATCTAAACAAAGTGAAGGAAAATAAGGTTGTGCTCCACTTGTAACATTTGTTAGATTTTCAATTTGTGACCAGCTACTGTCATAACTAACTAACCTTATTTGTTTTATAGTTGTACTTACTGAAGAATCAATACCATTCCAAATAATAAATATTTTATCATTTTTATCTACATTTATAGACGGATTTATTTGCATTTTATTTACTGATGTAATCATTTCTTTAGTTGACCAAGTCAAACCATTATCGCTTGATTTTGATAAAATTATATTTTCATTTGTGGTATGTGTTGAGTCCATACCTGACCAAACCACAATAATTTCACCACTGTTTTTAACTATTGCACAGGGGTTATTTTGAACATAATTACCAGCGAGATAAATCATTTTTAATGTCCAACTAGTTGCATAATTAGCAATCTTAATAACATTTTGACTACCACCGTCATAGTCATAGTCAAAAACAATGTGAGGTTTACTATCCAAACCAATAATTATAAAAGGGTTAATACTTTGTGCTGAATTCATTGATACTTGTTCAGGTGTTGCCCAGTTTAAACCGCCATCAATTGACTTAGAATATCTTATATTAAAATAGTGATAATTAGAATTTTTTGATGACCATGCACAATGCAAATCACCATTTGAGGCATCAATAAGAGTAACACCACTGTAGGAAGTTTGGTTGCTGTCAATTGCACTTACTAAAGGTGTTAAATCTCCAGTGTCTGTTGACGGGTTAAATTTTACAAGTTGAACCTTATCACCATTATCGAATACGTAAAGAACATTATTCCCTTGTTTTAATGATGAAACACTTCCACCATTTGAAACAATTTGAGCTTTTGCTATCCAGCTTGCACCATTGTCAGTTGAAACATAAATTCTAAATCTTTGAGTTGGACTGTCTTTTAAAACAGCAACAAGTGTGCCATTGTCTAATTTAACTAATTTTCTTCCATTACTTCCTTCAGTTGAATAATCACTTCCAACAATTTCAACTGGATTAGTCCTATCAATTGGAACAGTTCCACCTGTACCAACAATTTTTGCAGACACGTCACCGTCAAGGTAAACGTATTCATTAAGAACAACATTAACTGTGTTTCCGTCTTCATCTTTTATTTCACTGTCAATGCCATCATATTTTGTTGAGAATTTTACGCCCCCAATAACTGGCGTAACTCCACCATTGCCAGTTCTAGAGGCTAATTGAAAAACCGCCGTACCGTCTGTGTCTTTCCAACAAACATAAACAGTATTAGCTTTTAATGAAACACTTTCTCCTTCACCATCAATACATGGAAGGTTAGCACCATTATTTATTGATAATGTTAATGGTGCTAACGCATCAACATCTTGAATAAATTCGATTTTTCTCAATTCTTCATATCCATAGGAACCGTCAATAGTTACTTGAACATTATTTCCAGATGTAATACCTTTACCCATGTGGCTTGCATTTTTAGTTTGATTCGTTAGTTTTGGTGAACCAATAACAGCTTTATTACTACCTATTATCAATTCATCATTATCAATATTATGTATTGGTTCTGAACTTTCAGGTGTCATTGCGTTAATTTGTGTTGTTGTTCCTCTTCTTATTTGTAAACTTGTAGACATTTTATACCTCTTTTCTATTATACACATTCGCATGGGTAAATTACTAACCCACAATTGATTGTTTCTGTTACTGCTTCACTTACACTTCCTAAATCCCTATATGTTGGGGTTGTTGGGTTTGCTATATATCCACCATCTATAATATTTAGAATGAAGCCACTTATCCCATTAATTTTATCAATAACATCTTGGTACAGTGTTAGACTAGCATCAACCTTTTGATTTAGTTCAGAGTTGGTTTGACCATTCCAAGTTCCTAAAAAGTTCCCATTTGTTATCATATCTAAAAGTTCTGCATGTGTTTGATTGAACCAAGTACCTTCAAAATTACCACTTTCAATTTTTGTTATCAATGAGTCAAGTGTTGTGTTGAACCAAGTACCCTCAAAGTCACCAAATTTTATTCTTGCGTTCAAAGATGACTTTTTTTCACCTTCCCATTTTCCAAGAAAGTTCCCATATTGGATACGTTCATTCATTAGTGATTTAGACTCACCAAACCAAGCTCCTGTAAAGTCACCATATTCTGATAACAATCTTTTGTTTGTGATATCCTCTGATTTTTCCAGTCCATCAATACTAACTTCAAAATTATTAACAACATCAATAACGTCTGTTAATAGTTCAACTATATAACATAATTTTTCAGGAATAGTCATTGATTTTGTAACATTAATAACGATTGGTGAACAACATGACCTATATTCCACACTCATTTAAACACTTCCCTTCTTTATAATCGCCAAGAATACCCATAAATTTAGATTTCAATTCATCAATTACCATCATATCAATATTAACTAAAGATGAACGGTATTCTTTTATTAATGAAGACATTGATTGATTGAAACCAGTAACCGTATCTTTATTACTAACTACTTTATCATTTTTAAATGATGTTGTAGCTTGCTGATTTTGTGAGGTATTGCTGTCTTGTTTTGATTTATCCTTTTGAACTTCTTCAACTTTTGCTGTTGAATTGTCTGTTGTTTGCGTGTCCCTGTCTTTTGTTGACTCGCCATCATTGACCACAGCTTTAGAAGCGTAGACATTACTTTTTATATCTGCAACTGATAATAAATCTGTTGGTGTATTACTTTCAATTGACATTTTGTTGTCTTTGTCAATTTCTTTGTCAATGACTTTACTTTTATCTATTTGTGTTGTATCTCTATCTGTTGTTGCATCTTTTTCAGCTAATATTTTAGAATTTGCTGTTGCGTTAACAACATTTTGGTTTGAGCCACTAACACTTTCAATATCATTTTTTACAATATCTCTTTTAAAGGATGTAAAAGGGCTACGCTCTAAAAGTTCTGCTAAATAAATTTTATTGTAGAGAGGCATTATTTCTTTCATTTTCTTGTTAAGTTCAAAGATAAATCTTTCAGGTGTTTCAAAACCTATTTCATTAAAATAATAATGCTCAATTATTTTATTGTTAAGTGATTCCCTGTAACTTTCTTCAAATATTGGATAGTCATGCAAACCAATATCTATGTTTTTAGATTCCACAATATATCTAAGGGGTGTAGTATAGTTACTCAATATCATCACCTTCTTTTTTAGCTTCATCAAATGATTGTAAAACTTCATCACTTATTTTAACAGAAATATTCAATCCATATTTCTTATTGATTTTTTCACATGCCAACTTTCTTTCATCAAACCTAGCTTTCAATTTATGTCTGGCTTGACCATTTGAAACCTCAACTTCATCTGGTGTAACACGCTCTTTCTTTTCAGCACTGTTTGACTGAATCCCACAATATGTCATTGCTTCTGACCAAATAGCGTTTTTTTCAATACGTATTTGTGCAGCGACAAACGGTGCAGGGTTAACAACATTTAAAAAAGGTGGTGATTCACTCATAGTGTCGACAAGTACCAAATCTTCACTATAATTGTTTACCCTATTTAGTATTGTTTTTATTGTGTGTTCTGTGTCTTTTGTTGCACCCCACAACCTAGGCGTTCTTTGTTGGTGTATATTAATATCAATTGTTCTTTCTTGATTAACAATTCTTTTAGCAAAAAGTTTTAAACGTTCAATAGGCGTAGTCCTTGTTTTTGTGTCAAAAAATACAACACCGTCATCACGCAAATTAATTTCTTCACTAAATCCATTGTTCCCAAATGCCCTAACTTTGATAGGGTCACCGTAAATGTCAGGTAAACCAATCATTGATGATTTTAGACACACAGGTTTTTCAATTTCCTTTGGAATAAAAAATACCGCTTGATTTCTCATCATTAATGACATTTCTATATACCTACCGTTACAGGATATGGGCAGGTTCTCCCACTCAAAAACAGACATATATAGTTCTTGTAATTCTAAATATACATGTATCCATGATTTTTCGTTGTATCCTAGCTCTTTTAAAAGATTCGCCATTTTTACACCACCTAAATTATTATGTTATTAAGCTCATATTGACCAACCAAGTCCATATGCCAAAATGTTACCCCATCTTTAAAAATTTGAATTATCTTTTCTTTTGATGTGTTTGGAATGTCACCTGATAAATTCACGTCAAGCATTTTCCAGTAGTTCCAATATTTTCTGGTTTGTAAGTTTGGTTTTAATTGTCGCATAACTTTATATCCGTACCTACTAAAATAATCATCTAAAATTGTAGCATATTCAGCAGTAACGCATTTTGCATAAAAGCCAAAATTTTGAATACCGCTACGAATGTTTGCACCACCGTCATGTTGACCATGTGCCCTATCAGGTTTTACTGATGTATCTAAAAACCCCCCAAGAGTATTTGCAAAACCAAGAATACCACCACCCACTGCCAAAGGATTTCCTGTTGCAACACCAACACCGATTGCACCTATTGACCCAACAACTGAAACAGCATTTCTTGCTTTGTTCTGTGCAAACCAATTATTATAGATATCACTTTTCCAGTTACACATTGGATAATTTGAAAGAGGTAGGATTTCATCATAATTCCAAACTTGACCCTTATAATATCTTGGAATTAAATTAAGAGTAGGTGCTTGACCAATTGAACCTTCAATTGTGAATTTTAGATTCACAGTATTATAAAAATATTCATATCTAAAAAGTGATTCACCACCGTTATTGTTTGTTACCATCAAATAATTATACGGGTATGAAAAAAGTTTGTTATTTCTTGGTATATATCCTTTTAAATCTGATAAATTTGGGGAAAGAAAAAATGATTTAGAAATACCTGACTGACCCTGTAAAATACCATCAAGGTGTATAGGTTCACTTCCTATGTCAACCATAATTTTAGGATACATAAATAGAGAAGTAATTGAGTCAGACTTTCCAGCCATATCCATTCTTGAAAGCCAAATATCTAATGTATTGAGTCCCCCTCCATTTGTTTGAAACCAGTGATATGTTAAACCACTGTAAACACCACCGTAAATGTTTGATAGTGAATTCCCGTCAACATCTTCTGTTGATGAGGCGATAATGAGAAGTTCGTCAAGTGAAGAGAGTTTCATATGACTAGCATTTGTTACTTGACCTATATTTAAGTTTTCATCTAGTAGATGTTTGCCTCTTGTATCGTCTTCAACGTGCATTCTTTCAACCATACATGTTTCTAATTCAGCATCAAAAAGCCATGTTTGTATCTCATCAATTTCAAAAATTATTTTGCTAGTGTTTTTATTTTCGTATAATATTTCTTTGATAAATGCGTAGAACCATTTACCAGAGTTTTCTGAATTTTGGAACATCATATAAGAAACAGTGTAAAGACTGTCAACATTTTCTGACCACATTATGCTGGATTCTTTTCGTAAATAGGTTAAATTATGGCGAACAAAGCGACTTGATGGGCTTGCTGTTTTTCCTGTGAAAAAATTAGCTTGCTCATTAACATCTGTAAAAGTTCTAGAATCTCTATATGTTGCGTTGATTCCTACATCATTTAAAAGCCTAACTATTGTTAACGCCATAATTTATTACCCCTTTTATATTAAATTAATGTTATTGTTGCTGTATCTGTAATTGTTTCATCAAAAGTACTTTTTGCTGTTACTGTAATAGTTGATTTATCCTCGTCATCTCCAAGTACTAAAAGACCTGTTTTTGTGATAAAAGTTGAATCACTGTTTCCATCAACACTATACACACATTTTGATGAAGGGTTGTTAGTTCCAACTGCCTCAACTGTAAATGACCTAGATTCTCCCGCCGATAATGAAACGGTTGAAGGTTTCAAGTCAATAGATGTTAATGTTGGTGATGCTTCAATAAATACTGTTGCGTTATAAAATGGTGAAGAACTAATTGACTGATGTACGTGGTAAAATCTATTTGTATATAAACCTTTCCCATTAATTACGTTTCTAAAAGTTCTTAATCTATCTCGAACTTTGAACCATTTTTTATCACAAAGCATAGCAACCACTTTTTCGGAATCGCTCCCAAAATCGTCAAGTGTAATTTCCATTGTTTCAAAATCTGCTTTACTCATATTAAATGCTGTAGCTAAAACTTGCACATTCAATCTACCTTTAACGCGTGTATTTATTAAAAGAACTTGACTTTCTTTTTTACACGAATTTACAATATTAGCATAATTGAAAATTGTTTTAGGAAATTCATATAGATTTGATTCATTTAGAATTTCAATTACTAAGTTTTCAGCTGTTGCTTTATCAACAACGGGTGCTACTGTTACGGTTCTGACTTTTCCTTCAATAATATTTGCATTTATTAGATTTTTAAAATAAAGGAATTCATCAATTTCATCTGATGTTTGCATTGTGGCAACAAGTGACGCCATCATATCACCGTATCCTGTTTCAGATGTAAACGCCCTTGTTAAAATTTCTTCTTCAATTGTGATAGGGTAAACAGATGTACGGTTTAATGTGTGAAAACAACTTAATATTTCAGGTTTATAACGTTTGAAAAGTGTTTCTGCTGAATCAGCAACATTGTATCCAATATCTTTGACTAAATCAACCCATAGCTCTTCAATATCTTTTCCATATTGATAGCTTGCACTTTTTAAAACTGATAATTTATTAGTGAAACTCATGTTGTCAATTTCAGAAAAAGCAATTTTATCAATAATTGCACTAGCATATTCATTTCTTGTAGACTCGTAGTCATAGATTGCTGTTTGTACCATACCTAAATTTTCAGCATTCGCCTCAGGAACTCGTTCTTTATAAAAAGCTGATGCCTCATTTCTAATAGCGTTTAGAATGGTGCTTGATTTTTCGTCATAATTAATCACGTTTAACATATTAACCCCTTTTCTTTGGTGTTAACCCTAAACTCATTAGGCTTACAGGTGGTGTTTCAGGTTCATTTTCCTTATCATTTGGTTGTTCCTCGTTATTGAAAAAACGGTCAATATACTTCTTGTCTTTTTCTATCAACGCTTTTTCTTGTTCAACAACTTTTGCCTCTAATACTGATATTTTTTTCTTAACCTCATTGTCATTATTGAATTCACTCATGTTTGCTTCGCATATTGCTAGTCTATCTTCTTCTTTTTCTGTTTCCACTAGAGTTTTTAACATCTCTTCATAAGTCATCTTTTATCTCCTTTAATCTATGTTGTATACAATAATTATAACATATTTTCATGTGTTTTATAATAACAAAAAGACGATATATTTTAAGAAACATACCATCTATTATTTTATAAAAATTATTATGTCTATGTTAAAATTTTAAGCATATGATTAGTCCCATAATCACCTTTTTCATCACAATAAAGCCAGTTGTGTGGCACCCCAATTGCCACATGTACGTGGGATTTTTTAGCATATGTTATAATCTGAGAATCATAACCTACCATTTTTGAAGCCATTAATGAAAGTTCAATTGCAAGTATTAAATGTTTTTTACTATAACTTTTAATATCAACCGCTAGTCCATCCATATGATAGGACGATTTTACGCCACCCACTTTTTTATTATGTTCAATTGTGCGGAAACCTGAAGTGATCACTATTCTGCCTGTTATGTTTCTAATTGCTTGCAATAAGTAAACTAATCTTTTTGATATTAAAATTGTTGAACTATCAGGTGAAGCAAATTCTTTAACTTTGAAATTATTTTCAAGATTGAATTCACCATCTAAATTTACAGTCTTACCCGTATCAACAAAATGTACTATATATTTCATATTTTCATCCCTTTCATTCTTGCAATTAATGCCATTACTTCAGCTCTTGTTATTGGCTCATTGAAATTTCTTTCATGTACTTTAATTCCGTGAGTATTCAAATAGTAAAAGGCCCTATCACCCCAATGTATTTTTGAATCATCAATGAAGGCTATTGTTTCTCTTATTTCATAATAATATGGTAATGTAAAAAATCCTTCATCACCCCAATTTTCACCATATGAATTTGCACAAAGCCACATTTTTGTAGTGTCATTCCACCCATAACACAGCACTTCGTGGTATCCAATTAATTGTTCACTGTCTAAAGGAATCTGCACGTTACCAGTTGCACTTGCATTTGAAAACGAGGGATAGATTGGTATCATAAACCCAACACCTTTAGATTTTAAAATTGTTTCTTTAATATCATTTCTTGATTTTGGCATAATATAGTAATCAGGTCTATAATATTTTGCCTCACTAATAAAATTTGGGTATATGGTGTTTTCAAATTTTTCTAAAAGGTCTTTGTAACTTAAATATTTTGAAGAATCAAGATTATAACTTGATAAATAACAAGAACCGTCTTCCTTTGCTTTTGATGCTTGAGCTTTTGGTTGTGTTCCTTCAGTTTTTAAAAGTTTGTTAAGACCTGTTGGTCTATTCACCCACAACCACCATGGGCTAAATTTATATTCAACATCTAAATATAATAAATTCAAAAGTTTAGCTAAAACTTGACCTACACACGAGGCACTTCTCCCTTGGTCAATTTGCATTTCAGATAATGCTTTTTTTATGTGTAAGTCATTATAAATTGGTATAAAATTTGTTCCAACATTTAAAATATTGAATTCTGAACCGTCTAGCTTACTTGGCTTTGCACCGTGTACTCTTTCTTTAAATTCTATCATACTTGCACCTCATAACTTTCTATCACCTTGATTAGTTTCTCACCTGCTTTAATATCATTTGAAAATAAATGTTTTAAAGTAGGGTGTATACCTTTTAACACATTAACACTTACTTTGATGTGCTCTTTCATGTCTCGCATTTCTTTAGTTGATAAGAAAACTGCTACCTTTTTCATCTTTCCACCTCTTTCTATTTTAAGTTTTTAACTGAATCAATTACAACATTTTTAATTTTAATTGAATCAAAAGATAGTCTACCTTGTTTGAATGCTTTTACAAAAATAGTAAATAAAGAATTATCACTTACACTTTTAATATAAATTGTTTTAGATGTGTGTAATTCTCTATCTGTTGTCAACATATATTTCCATTTACTATCATATTTTGAAGAAACCCATATACTCATATCGTTTGTATACCACACACCATAATTTTTATGATTTGTAATTAATGTAAATAAATATTTTGCAGATGAGGGTTTTACCTCAACTAAATTGTCATTATCTCTAAGAACATTATTATCAACCATATAAGAACCTTCTTTTGTTCCTTCTAAGAATCTTCCAAATCGGGTTGCTTTTTTTACTTTTATAAAACTTTCTTTTTGTACTAGTTGAAGCAATATGAAATTATTATGAAATGTTCTTATTAGTTTTTTATTTGTTGGTTTCTCTATTCCCCATTTTAAAAAATAAGGTGAGGTATATGAAAGTGTGTTACCTAACATAAAAACTTTTACGGGTCTAAGTCTAGCTATTGTTTCATAGAAATTTAAAAAGCTGTCAACCTCTGTCGGTAAGTACCTTTGAAAATAGTCATTTGGGTCAACTATAAATTCATCATATATAATGACTTCAACATCAGGGAAAGACATTGATTTTTTAGTCTTTGCTGTTGAAAGTGAAAATCCATATCCAACAACATTATTTTCAATCAAAAACTTACCACCTTCATATTTACATTCTAAACCTCTTGTTACACCATTTTCAGCTAAATCATTAAAGAATGTCTTAGCACTGTCTTTTAATTCTTCTTTGTATCTTCTTAAATATACAAACTTTTTCTTATTTTTGAAAACTGTTTTTTCAACTGCATATTCTTTAACACCGTATGACTTTCCGCCACCCCTGTTACCCATTATAATATTTATAATACAATTATAAGAAAGTGGCTCGTTGATATCCCAAAAAATTGACTTATCCATGTTTTCAATGTCCTTTATTTGAGAAGGGTAGCATCTTATCAATCCTAGTTCAATTTATCCAAAAATTGATAATGTATGTGGCACTAATCAAAGTGGGTATCCCAATATACACAAGAGGAATCAAAGATGCCCCAACTCATTTTACTATAATTATCAGGTCGAAAACCCAACAATTATCAGTATACCATATTTATAGTTACAAATCAAATTTTTATGGTGAATGTTGTTTCTATTAAAACAATCCCACCTTTTACCCTCTTCATTTGAAGTTTACCGTAAACAGTAAGACCTTTGTTAAAATTATCAAATGTTATGTATTCCCTGCATGATTCTGGTAACCCTGCTACAGTCACTACAACTTCACCATTAATTTCTTCAATATAAGATTTAGGTCGTATATATTTTGCCCTTGAAAAAGTTGCTTCTTTATCCCATGCTCCTAATTTTGTGTCATCCACTTCAATCCCAGTTGGGATTGAAGTACCTAACAAGTGTATGCTATCTGTGTCAGCGTATAAAAATCTTTCAATATTCGCTTGAGCTGCCGATATTGTTAATTCTCTTGCATATGAAGTAATAAATGATGCCATGGGAATATATAGTGGTTCTCTTTCTTCCCCTTCTGTTGTTCTATATTTTACTAAACCGTCTACAAAAATTGGTTCTTTACCTTTAAAAACAGGGTTAGTTCCAAATTTTCCATATAAAGAATTAAGTAAAAGTTTAGCAATTGTTCTTTTTCCAACATTACCTGTAACGGTGGCGTCTTGTTTTTCTTTTACCCACTTATCAATATATTCTTTAAAAAATTGGTCTGATGCTTTAAATTTCCACCCATCTAAATATTCAAGGTTGAAAATTTCATAGTGTTTTAAAAATAAGTCAAGGTCAACACTTGTTAAAACAAGAACTTCTTCTTCTTTGTTAGATGATTTTAAATATTGAGTACCTACAAATCTAGAGTTATTTTTTAATTGGATTGTAGGTAAAAACCCTTCTTTTAATTCAAATGAACACCTTATCTTCTGTATATATAGTGTGTAAAATTCACACTTTTTATATTTACCAGTGTAAAAAATTGGGTTACCATAAGGTAACATTTTAGTATACATAATAAAAGGATATTCACTATTTACATCTAATACAATTCCTTCACCTACTATTTTATTTTGATACTTTTCATTAACAAAGGTAAAACCCCCTCTATATGACCTTCGTAATTCGCTATCCATTTCTAATACTGGAAAGTACCTTTTTAATTTTGACTTTCCTCCAATTAATTTTATAAAACAATTTAACGCATTACTTGCTATGGTTTGCTTTTTTAGGTCATTATCATAAAAATATTTTAAGGCTCTTGCTATAATTAAACAATCTTTTTTTAAATATGATACTTCTTTATCATTTAATTTATAACCTACTTCTCTAAATTTATCATAGTTTATCACACCCTTTTCTTCTTCAATACCAAAAGCTTCTGAAACTTCTTTCACACTTATGGGTATAATTTTAAGTGAATCTTGTACGTAATATGCCTTTGATTTATTCATGATTCTAGCTGAATAAAAAACACCCATATCAGTTATTAATGTTGTGAATTCTTTGTTATTTAACTTTTTTGATTCTGTGTGTGCGAATCCATTTTCAAATAAATAATATAACATAAACTCAAAATCAAACTTCAAATTATGAAAATATATCATAATTGTATTTTGTGAAAAAATCCACTCAAAAAACCCTGATAAAGTGTTACCATAAATAAATTCATCTGTAAAAATATTGAAAGCACCCCATGCCCAAACCCTACAATCTTCAGGATTTGTTGTGGTCTCAAAATCACATACATAAACATCACTACCCATTTATAAAATATCTGTTCTTGTATCCCATTTTTTATTGGTATAGTTTTTCCATTTTTCTATTGTTTCACTTTCACTGCTTTTTCCTTTTTCAACAAACTCTATTAACTCCTCAATCATTCGTTCAGCTTTCATTTTTGCTTTTTCTTTTCCATATATAAATTCAGTTGCCAAAAATGGGTTTGATATTGCCTCTTCCGTAAAATCTTCAATATCAATTTTATCAATCAGTTCTTTTAGTTCCTTTCCAAAACTTAATAAATTTATATCAATTGACTTTTTATAATTGTTCACAAACTGTTGGGCCTTTTCTCTATCGTATGTTGAAACAATTTGACGTTCTAGTGTTTGCATTACAAAATTGAAGTCTTTTTCCTTTAAAAAATTTGGTGAACCCCTTTTTAAAAGATTTTCATATTGAGCGTTATTTTTTGTTCCTTTTTCAACGCTCAATAACTTTCTTTTTCTGGTTCGATATCTATTGATTGTTTGTGTTTTTATTATCGCTTCATTAAAACGATATTTTGTCATAATTACACCTTTTTTATTTGTTCTTAAATCTTCACTACCTCTTTTTGAAAAACGTTTATAAGATTTCATTAATCTATTGAAGTCTTGTCTTGTTTTAATTTTTCTTATATCTTTCATTTTTGCTTTTTTAGGTAGAAAATCTATTATTCCTACTTTATTTTTTTTAATTCTATTTATTTTGGAATTGTAATTTCTTACAACTCTTCTTGCCTCTTTCTCATCAATATCACGCCACTTAATATTATATCGTTTAGACACGTTATCACCTCACCATTTTTTGAAACTACATGAAAACCAAACGCTTCAATTTTATTGTATAGATAAAAATCAGCGTAGTCACCAATTTTGTTTTTTATACCAAATTGTGCTTGCAATTTCAATCTTATTTTTTCTCTGTTTTCAGATATTCTTTTATCAAACCTTTCTTTTCTTTTTTTGGTACTAAAATAAAATGTGTGTGTGTCTGTTTGTGTTTTATATTCTGATTCTTTAATATTATAATAAACCATATTTACCAACTTTCTAGGGTGGTCACGTGACCACCCTTTTGATTTAAGTGTGACTATTGAAGTTTTACAACGTCAAAAGTCAACATTGAGCCGTTTTTTGTTGGTTCTTGCCTAAACTTAATATTTATACCTTTTTTAATTTGAGGCAGTCCAAATGTTGAATGAAGCTTTTTTAAAGCCCCAAAAATACCCTCGGAAACAAATTGGGTCGACACCCCTTTGTTGTCCATAACAACAATTCGAGGGCAAATAATTAATTCACCTGTAATGTTGTCGGCAATTTCAATCGCTTCAACAGCAAACCCAATCAATACAATTTCTGTATTGATTACGTCTGTACTCTTTTGCTTGGGGTTATTTAGTGCGTTAAACGCTACCAACTTTTGAGCGTTTGTTTCCATTGGAAGACAAGAAAATATTGTTTCTTGACTATCTGATGAAAAATCATAAATTGCTACCTTGCTTGTACGTTTCACATCATCAACAACCAATTCTGTACTTGTTACGTTTTCCATTTTGCTACCTCTTTCCTTCTTTGAAAAATTAATAGTTTCAAAAGTTGCTAGGGGATTTGCACCCCTAGTTGATAATACTATTCAACTTTTATTGCCTTGTCCATAAATTCATCAATTGACATTTCATATATTGAATTATCATCTTTGAATTCAATGGATACATTTAAATTTTTACCTTCCTTGAATCTTGTGTACATTAAAGACTGTATCGTTGCTCTTGCTGACACATTCTCTGTTATTATTTCTTTTGATTCGTTGTTTGTAATAATAGCGGTTCTTATTTTGATTTTTTTTCTAATCTTTTTCATTTTGTCGCCACTTTCAAAAGTTTATTTATTTAATTTTGTATTCACATGGACAAATAACGTTATACCTTGTATCGTAAAACATCTTACAGGTTTCACACCACCTATAAAACTTTTGACCATAAAAATTTAATTTATCGTATTTATCTTCTGTTATTTTATACATTTTATACCTCTTTCCTCTAGTTGTGTATATTTAAACTAAGGGTCGAACCCTTGACTTTTTGGGTTAGTTCGATACTAACCCTTCGCATCCAATAGGCTGTCCTTGTTCATTTCTGACCAAAGTTGCAGGACTTAGCAGGTCCAGTCTGTCAGGACATGAAGTCCTAACCATGGTAGAAACAATATAGTATATTGTTTCTACCCCCATTTCAGGTAGGTTTACAATTCCACCTACCTTTTGGGTATAGAGGTTATAGTTTAAACCTCTGAAATTTCCGAAGTTTATTAAAGTAGTATCAATTCTGGCAACTGTACCAGATGGTTCATATGTTGCGACAGTTTTGCCACCGCAACATACGTTAATTATATGAGGTGTTAGATTTATAATTTTCATTTTTTTCTCCTTTTTTCCATGTCATATCTAGTTATTCATGTTTAGCTAATAACATTAATGGTTCACCGTCTGAACCATAGATTGAAGGTGTATAGTACCCTTTCACTTTTACGATTTTTTTATGGTCTAGAAACATTGCTGACGCATTGCTTGCTGTTTCCATACTAACGCCATTAATGAAAACTTCCATTAGTGAGATTCCTGCCTCCTGTTTGCCTGTTTGGTAATTAAAAGACTTACCAAACTCCTCAAACTCACCGAACCTCCATCCAGTTGCTCTGACGGGCTTTTCATATCCATCAAACCCCAACATAAACCAC